GCTTAATGGCTCCCTCCCCCAAGAGTTTCGGGTCGTCAAGATAGTTATAATAGTTGGCAAATTCTGGAGGTTTGCCTAGATTGTACATATCTAAGAGCCAGTTACCGGCTGTGTAGTTATAGCCACGCATCCCAGACTCTATTATCCTGGGGTTGTTGGCATGATACGGTCCTTTTTCTTGAAGGTTCTTTCTCAGCACAAACTCATACGCAGCCCTAAATGGGTCTTGATCCCCTCGTGATCGCGCAATGTCTATAAATTGCTGAGGCAGCAATTCCCATTCCTCAATCATCTGTGAATACGAACCCGGGGGTCGATCAGGGGGGGCTGGCCCAGGCCCTTCTGCCCCACCATACCTTGCAGGTACTGTAGCCGGGTCAGGAATTGGGTCAGGTACACCGTCCCCATTAACACCGTCCCCATTAACACCGTCCCCATTAACACCATCCAGTTCTTCCTCTTCTGTAAATTCTTCCTCTTCTATAAATTTGTCTGTATCTGCTGCAGAGACAAACTTTTCGGTATATTTTGGCCCTCCGTTATAAAGTTGGACACCTGAAATACCCATTCGTGCCTGTGCAGGATCATAGGTTGTTTGAGGTCCCATCCCGGAAAGCTGATCGGCGCGTGATCTTATCTCGTTCTCTATCGACCCGGACGACACGCCAAACTGCTCACCGAAATTATTGATTACCCCCTCGAACTTCCCTGCTGGATGGCCTCCAAAAACTATTTCCGGGAAGATGGACTGCATCTGGCTCACCGCAGCGGCAGTGCGAGCACTCTCGTTAGTTGCCGCACTAGTCCTGTCCGCCATTATCTCAGCCTCTTTGCCCTGCATAGCTCTCAGGGCGGCGACCATAGCGGCCTCAGTCGGAGGGACTCCCATGTCGATTGCCTGGGAGAATGAGGGGGACGGCATTGGGGACGGCGCGTACGGGAGTGTCCCGTTAGATGCCTGTCTCGCCATTTCATCAAGTCCCGGGGCCGTTTCCGTTTCGTTACGCAGGAACCTATCAAGTGCCTGCGGGCCTCTCTGCAACATATCAAACGGGTTGCCGAAGCTCTGCAATATTCTTTCAGGTATATATCCAGCCATAAGTTATCCTCTCGGGCCGACCAGCCCGGCTCTTCGCAGCCTCTCTTCGTCCGACTGCGCTCCCGGTCTAGGTTGCCCGGGCGGCACCACTGGACCTCCCTGCGGGGTAGGTACTGGTGGTGGCACGCCAGCCATAGCCGGGGGCATGACCCCGGGCGGTGGCATGGGCGGTAGCGGTGGCGGGCCGGTCATCCCGGCTGGCACTCCGCCGGGCCCCTGGGAGGGAGTTCCGGGGGGGGCACCCGGCCCGCCACCCCCAAGAGTATCTGCTAATTGTCTTGCTTTGGCAAACAGCATTGTGACTAATTCGCCGAGGTACATCTCTGCGAGATCGTCTCTGCCCTGCTTTTTGGACGCCTGATAGAGCGACCATATTCCCGCCTCGGGCAGGGTACGTTCGGCTATCTGTTCCTTGACGGCATCCTCGACCTGATCCGCGTCCTGTATACCCAGGATATTGTCGCGTATCCACAGGTCCGGTAGCAGCGGCGTGGGGCCCTCGCGTGCGATCTGGGCCATACCGTAGCGGGACATATCGTCCTCCGGCAGTCTGGTGACCACTGTGATCTCGGGGTCTCCGCCGTTACGAATTTTGTCGGGGGTTATCTCTTCCGAGAAATACATCCTATTATTATCTTGTCCGCTCAGTTCCATTGATTCAAAGGCCCCTGACTGGTACTGATCGCAGAGCAGGTTAGCTGCTTGGACATAGGCACGTTCCAGGGACTGTATCCTTGGTACCAGGACGCTTTCTACGCCTTGTCTTAGGGTATTGATAGCGAATCCTGACAGTTGGAACGGCAGTTCTCCGTATACGGTATGGGGTATAGAGCCGCGTTGCATCTCACCGGCCACCAGTCCCATGAAGGCCCCTGACTCCCGCGCCATTTCCATCAGGCCGAGGGGTTCTATCTCTTCGCCTTGTCCGAGGGATATCTCGGTACCTTCTTTATACGGGTCTTCGTCGAGGGTCTTAGTGCCGTCCCGGCTACGCACCTTGAGGCCTTGCTTACGGCTACGCGCTGTAAGTTCCAGCATGACGGACATCATAAAATTATGTTTTTCATATATGCTTCGGGTGGCTTTGAAGACGGACTCACCGTAGTCTTCGAGGGTATCCTCTATGGACGACCACTCCATCGACTGCACCAGGGGTGTGGCTCCGACGGGTCCCAAGAACACCGGCACCCTCCCGGAGGCGCTATGCGGGGTCCTCTTCTTGATAAACCGTCCTGGTATGACGACGGTATTATATTCTTTATCATAGTAGTCATAGACGTTTATGCCGTCTATATCCGACCTGGACTCATCGAGTCTCACTCCGTACTGGGCTTCCACCTCGTCTTTGGTCTTTTTTACGCGATAGCACGCCCACGCTAGTCCATCGTCCCCGACGCCCCAGTAGGTATGCATGGGGTCCCAGGGGGTAACATCTATGGTAGTGGTACCGTCTTTTTTCTTAGTCAGCAAGGCTCTACCCGCGTACCATCCTCTGATGGCGATATACCAGGCGAGCTGGTTCCTGATATCCGGCACCAGCCGTGCCGTGAGTCGTTCGTCTGCGGAGCGCAGGGCCCCGATGATAAACCGTTCCTTGTCGTTATTTATCTCTCTGGTATTACGGGGGTTCCCGTTGGGTGGTATGCGTACTATTAGGTCTGCCGCGGTCATCCACGAGATGACTTTATCCGCATAGGTCTGGGGTTCGTTACTGGTATAGGACTTATAGCCGTCTCCCGCGTCGAAGGAGTCGAGTTTATATAGCTGGTGATCCGCGTCCATACGGGTACGCAGGGTGTGCGTGGCCTCATAATGGCCGTCCACCTTATCGATAATATCTTCTGGTTTCAGTCTTGGCATAAGTTACTCTACCCACCGTTTTACTTTAATAAACTCTCTTGAGTTAACGTATCCGTACCCGAACCTGCTCACTATGCCGTATATCGCGGCTTTAACGGCGTGGTTATTCTTATCCTCGGGGGTTTCCCCGACTATATTACCTTCTCTATCGGTCTTCCACCGGTAGGCGCGTGTTTGTCCGTCGAAGGGACTGGGCACGGCGCCGAACTCAGATAGTACGCCTCTACAATTCGGGGAGAACACTATTTTCGGCACGTTGGTGACCGGGTCGGGCTTCAGGAAGCCTTTGAGTCTTTCGGTGCCTTCGTTAATGCGTATCTTCTGGGCGTCTAGGTATATGCCGGTCCTATCCATCCACAGCTCCGCGGGGGCGGACATGGCTTGATGTTGGTAGCCTGCTATGTCGATAGTACCGGAGTGCACATCTTGCCACCAGGGTCTATTAGTAACAACATCTATAATATCGTCGGTAGTGAGTCCTTGTTCGTAGACTTCGTCGAACACGCACATCTGTCCATTTATCTCTTGTACAGCTAGGACGGCGTATGCGCCAGCGTATCCTGGGTCCATCCACAGGTACACATCTTCTCCCGGCACCCATTGGGCCTCCTCGTTTACGTGTATATCTGTGCGGAACTCTCCAAACACCAGCCCGGTGGGCGGTGACGGTATGCCTCGGATACGTTCCATAAAGAAGTCATCGGAGGACTGGGCCTTCAGTTTCGCTATTTCGGGATCGTCTATCCCGTCTGGATACAAATATTTATTGGAGTAAGACGGCAGTGAGAACGATTGTTCGTCTTCGGCCCCTAGTTTCCAGGACGAGAACAGTTGGGGATACCATCCGAGGGAGCCTTCAAAGGTTCCTGATAGGAACATCCACCCTCTTTTGGGTGCGACACGCGCTCTGAGTCGGTAGAAGGTATCGAGGTCTAGCTGTGACGCCTCGCATCCCAGCACTCCGTCGGGGGCTCTCATTGCCAGGGTACGGGGGTCTTTGGCTGATTTCGTTTCTATCCTGGTGCCGTCTGCCAGGATAATACGTCCCGGGTCCACTCTTTTAGTGACTTCTTCCAGTATGCCCAGGGTGGCGAAGTCGGCCACGAGGTAGTCGAACTCGGCCCGGGTGCGTTCGTAGTCTGCTGCGACAAGCCAGTAGAGTCCTTTATCTTCGGTTTCCAGGAACCTTGAGAGCAGGTATTTGGAGGCCACCATGGATTTACCGGCTTGTTCTCCTCCGGCTACGAGGACGAACCGTTTATGGCACCCGAGTATATCCGACTGGAGCTTTGTGGGCTCGAAGTCGATCTTAGAGAATATATACTCTGCTATAGCTCCGGGGGCTGGACCCTCACGTCTGCTCGTCAGAGTTGTCATTAGATTTCCGGGCCAGTATTTTCTGCGCTTCCTGGATAGCTTGTTGTTGTTCTATTTCAGAGGAAGTGGACACTTCATTTTCTTTGGCTGCTTCGCGGTCTTTTTTGTCATAATCTTTGAAGAACTTCCGCAGCTCTGCCATAAGTTCTTTGGCCGGGGCTTCTGCTATGGACGCGTCTCTCCGGTACTTAGAGGGCATTTCGGCGTTCAGTCTCTGAATGAGCAGCATCGGGTTATCGCCCGGCTTTTGGTTTTTAATTCTTTCGAGCGCTAGGTCTTCCAGGAACTCCCCGAACTCTGCTTTGGACTCATAATACTTCTTCCTGAAGCCGTGCTTATCGTTAAAAATCCACGTGGTAACGGTATTTCTAGGAATGTCTACCGCGTTAGCCGCTTTTGTTATAGTGCCCACCAGCCGGTGCGCGGCCAGAAACGCATTCTGTCTATGTTTAGTATCAGCCTCACTACTCCCCGACATACCGCTTTCTCCTATTACTCATACGAGACCGACCCCGTGCTATACCAAGCTTCTGAGCGATCTGCCCAACCCTCTGCCTGGACATCCCAAACCTGTCCGCTATCTTCTGATAACTCTCCCGCGGCTCCGTAAGCACGACGCGGGCTATATCCTTAGACTGATAACTCATCCCTCCATTTTCCTGCTGCCCCATAATCCTATCCCTACCTTAAATGTGCTCTGTATCTCGTTTTCCGATACAAATGTAGTGCCTATACCTCTCCCCACAGGTCAAACGTACCCCAAATCACTAAAAATGTCAATTTATGTACCGCTAATTTCCAGGACATTAGTAACTATCTCAAATATTGCCGGTGACGTACCTAGCTCTTCATGACAAAACTGACAAAACTGCGAATTAAAAAAAAGGCCATAGAAGAATACTAAGATATAAGATACTAAGATATATAAGATATAAGAGTATACCAGGAATTAAAAGAATCCAAGAAGGTCGTTACACCCTTTTGGAGGCTCAGGACCTCCAGGGCGTAACTCCCAATGAAAAAGTATAATACTTAAACGCTAAAAGAACCCCCCGAAGACCCCAAGATTTCCCCCTTTAGCTACGAAATATATATAGCGATATCAGTAATATTTACATGTAATTACATCGAATTACACTGTAATTACACTGTAATGTTACGAATTCCGTAATGTATACGCTACTAATATGCCTGGACATATTACGAATATCGTCTGGTCAGAAAAGTAAGTAAAGCTAGTAAAGCCCCCCTTTTCTGACTTCTCTTACTTTTCTGCCTAAGTTTTTGCCTTGATTATCTGGCGAGGTCGCCCGCCAGTCTTCTCAGTACTAATACGGACCAAAGCGGCTTTAGATGTAAATTTCTGTCAGAGGTAGCTATATATATACATAGAAGAGCCCAAGCCATACCCCCTCGCGCGTTCCTTTTGCCGCGATATGCGCTGTCCTTGTTTACGTTTAAGTTAGCTTAGCCTGGTAGCACGCATTCTATGAGGAAGCGCAGCACGTGCCGCTCTTTTTGTTAGGAGGGTTCAAGCGATTGTAGATCACATAGCACCACCACACGCGCCATATACAGCGCCAGCTATAGCACGATCACGCTATCTATATCTACACACACAATGTATAGCAATCTCTGAGCGCCTGTGTACTGGGGCGCATGGCCAATAGTCA